CGATTCGGCCACCGCTGCAGCTCCGTGGCCGCGGGGCTCTCATACAGGACCGGGGACTCGAGCACGGTATACCCGATGCGCGCGGCCTGGGTCCATTCCTCGATACTAGCGCCCGGCTGCAGCTGGGCGCCGAGCCCGTGCCACGGCGTATTTCCCACATAAGCCATAGCGGCCGTGCCGGTGGTGGTGTCAATCATGTGAGCCATTTCTCTATCCTTTCTGTTTACGCCCGGCCACCGCGGCCCGGCATGGTTCGAATTATTAAAGCACCGCGCTCCGCGGTCCAATTGAATTTTTCAATCCAATTGGCCGGATTGATTAACGGTCCGCGCCCCGCGGACCGGGGCCCGAGCGCCCCGCGCCACGTTTCAGGGTGGCAGCGCCAGGGCCCGGGGGCCTGGTTTCCGTATGCTGAATCAACCGGGGAACCCTTATGCAAAATTCCAGCATATCGGCGCGGAAATCATAACCGCGGGGCATATACGTTAATTGTCATCCTGGATCGATCCTGTCGACAATCCACCAAAGCGCGAAAAACACCAACAGCGCCAGCAGGAACATTTAGAAATCCTCCCGGCCGATATCGCCCGCCACATGGTGGCGCAGCATCGAGCCATAAGGCAGGGCTCGAGCAAAATCCCGCAGGGTTCGGGCATCGTCGGCAGCGCCCTTTGTCCGGGTTCCGTGCCATTGAATAGCTGTCGGGCCCCCAGCGGCATAACAGCCACCCTTGCCGGTGCCTACCTTTTTCTTCCCGCTACCGTGCGCCACGAAAACCACCACGTAATCCCGCTCACCACGGGCGCACAAGGGGCGGCCGTTCCCGCAGCGCTGGCAGTTGAAATCCTCGCTCAGCTCAGCAGGGCAGCGCAGGAATTGCACGCCCTGAAACACCCGCGGCCACGTGTCCACCGTGTCGGCCGGTGCGGCGTAAACCGCTGGGCGGCCGGATTCCACCGCCAGGACCGCGTCCCGCATGTCATCACAGCTCGAATTGATAACGGTTTTTCCCGGCTTAGGGTGCGGCAGTGCCGCGGCCGGAAAGTGTGAATACGTCCAAGCCAAGCCGCCCGGCGGGACCGCGTCCACCAGCGCCGCGAGATATTCCGCGTCCACCGTGTGGGCGCCGGTTTCATTTTTAGGGTGCAGCGCGCAGCTTTTCGGACACGTCCCGTAGGTTTCATGTGCACCGCTGCGGTAAGTAACGGCTATGGGTCCGGTTTTGCTGTTGCCGGATACGGCCACTGTCTTGATCATCGCTCTATCCTTTCTGTTGATGACAGCCGCAGCTTAGCCCGCGGCCGGCTCTGTCGTCAAGCGGTTTCGAATAAATCCATGCGATTCATATCGAACCACTCCCCATTGTCGGAAAGGGTCCAATAAGCGCCGCTGCTGCGCTGAATAAGCCACCAGCGGGAATCCTCAGCGGACCAAAAGAAAGAAAGCCCGCCATGGTTCAACCGGTCCAGCATGGCGTTGGCGTGCTGCTCGAGCTCGGCGGCTTCGTCAGGGGAAGCGGGGACGGGCAGCTCAATCCAAACTTTCATGATGCCACCCCCAAAAGGATGTAGCCTTCGGCCATATACGGCCAGTCGCGCGCCTTTTCGGCGGCCCGCTGCAGACTAGATGCCAACACCGGCACGACATAAACGCGGCCGGTCCCTTCGTGCTGAATTCTTGCCCAATAGGTTTTCATCGCTCTATCCTTTCTGTGGTGCTGCGGGATGCAGCGGGATCAACTATGCCGGATCGTCAGGGTCCGGTCCAATTGGATTTTCTAATCGATGGATCCCGGCCGATAGCAGCTCGACCAGGGCGGGCCAGTCGATTTCACGGTCCGGCCAGCTCATGATAGGCGCCGCCCGTAGGCCAATCTCGGCAAGCTCGAGCGCCTGAGTGCCGGAATATAAGCTCAACGAAGCCTTTCGATTGACGGAGCCGCCATCGTGCACCAAGACAAAGCAAGGGCGGCCAGCACGTGAGTGCCGGGTCAGAAAGGCAATTTGGTGCGGCCGCAGGGCAACCGCAAGCCCGCGGGTAAGGGCCTTCAGCTCGAGCATCACAAACCGGGAGCCAATCCCCACCAGCATGTCAGGCACGCCCAGGTTGACCCGGTTCTCAATCCGTTCGACCGCGCAGCCGTGCTCCTGCAGGGCAATTCGAACCCGGCGAGAAAGCCGGGCCTCAGGGGTTGTTGGCATCGGGAGGAACCTCTTCGAAGACGTCAGGCGGAGGGTCCGCCACTCCAGGGTCAAAAGGTGGGTCAAGCTCTCGGGAGACACTTTCGATCACCTGCCCGGTATCGGCATCAATGAGAGCAGTCGGGGGCGGGCCGCCGTACAGCTTCTTGATCTCATCCAGCTTGCGCTGCACTTCTTCCTTGGACATCGAGTCGATGGTCCCATGGCGAATTTCCTTCCGCTCGACGTAGATAGTCCCCAGGGCCTGACCGCGGCGGTACTCCGCCTGGACTGCAGCAGCGAACGCACCAGCCTCGAGCGCCTTGTCGCGGATGGTCTGCAGGTCCTTCATGTGCCGCTCGTACGAAGTGTTGTACTTCGACGCCAGCTCAGCCCGGTAGGACTGGATCGCGGACACGACCTCGGGATACTCGTCAGGATTGGTCAGCTTCCAAGCCATCACCGAGGCGGACTTCGGGTTGTACCCAGCCCGGATGGCGGCCTCCTTCAGCGTCACCCGGCCGTCCCCTGCCACGTACTCCTGAACGAACTTCCATTGCTTGGGGTTCAGGGACTTGTACTGCTTCAGGGGCTTGACCTGACCGGATAGCCGCTTGGCCGCCTTGTTTGGGATGACCGGCGGCACATTCCAAACGTCCTTCTTGGTCACTTGATCCTCCAAAGACGGAAGCCGTCCTTGTCCTTGAGCGGGTTGGTCCGGCGCAGCGTGAAGACCCAGGGGGGATCCTGCATCTTCGAGAACCGCCACGCGCAGGACCGGGCGCTGGCAGCGACCTTCTCCTGGTCCTTCGGGAAGAAGATGCTGTCGCCCGGCTCCATGTCCCGCAGCGGGTACTTCTGAACCGTCCCCTCCTCAGGTATCGGGATCCCCGATTCGATGTCCAAAGTGTCCATTCTGTGCACTCCAAGCGTGTTCCAACTGCAACCAGTGTAGCATGACCCAGCAGCCGCGCAACAGGCATCCCAAAGCCACCCAACAAGCACTCAGGGCAAACCCCTAGATCCTGGCCTATAGAACTTTTTCTGGCCATCAACGAAAAATTTTTTCAAAAAAATAACCGCGCGCGACCCCCAGAAAAATTCATACACCTGTTCCTCCCCGTAATGAAACGTGATGCTCCAACCCCTTGATTTCATTCATCTATTACGCCATTACACCAATTACGCCATTTCCCACGAAAAAAATTAAAAAAACACCTCTACCCAAAAAAGTTCTATAGGAACCCCCAAAAAGCCCCGGTCCGCGGTCCTTGACCCCTTTTCCTAGGTGTTTCCCCCTACATCCGCGCACTCTCAACCTACTTGACGATCAACACGCCATACCGCACAATAACAGCTCCCTAACAGAAAGGATAGCAATGTCTCACGACAAGTTAAACGACATCGACCCAGCGCAAATGACACGTGCGCTGGACGCAATGGACCAGATCACGACCGTATCAGACGATCTTATGGACGTGCTGCCGGAGCTGGCCGAGAAGCCTTCCATTGGCATGTTCGGCTTGATGATGGCAGCGGCCAAGATTGGTGTGGTCCTGGCCATCCCCCCGGAGAAGCTGCAGGAGGCCATGGGCGCCCTGTACGCCGATGCGCAGCGACATGAGAAGGAGCGTTCTAATGAGCACTAAGCCCAACGGCCGTGCGGTGTGGCCCAACTTCAACACGGTGGAGCTTTGGTTCGAGACGATGTTGACGGACAAGCCTTTGGTTTGTACTTTGGAGGTGGAGGAAGCGCGGGGCGACTGGCCATCCACGTACACCCTGGTTGGCGTGACCTTGGGCGGCGAGGACGTCATGGGCATCATTTCCAACTCCGTGGTCGAGGAGATCCAGGAGGCGGCCTACATCACGTTTGAGAACCCAAATGGCTAGCCCCGGTCCGCGGGCCTCGGGCCCCAAACCCCCATCCCAATCCCATCCCCCTGTCTGGCCGTTCCCGACCTATCGTGGCCAGCCTTACAAGCCGCCGCGGCGCGTCAAGCCCGTGGCAGATCTTTCCAAGTATCAGGAGGCACTGTTATGAGAACCCGATTGTTGAAGAAGGCGCGTGAGTTGTGGCCGGAAAGCCGGCGGTATCAGAGGGACTGGGCGCGCTCGGTTGCCCGGTTGGGTGACAAGTGGTTGCTGGCCCGGTACGTAGGGCGGAGGTCCGATGCAGCGGTATGAGGAGGACGACCTGGATGCCTTGGGCTGTTTGGCCATGGTGATCCTGGTTGTCTTGGTTTTGGTTTTCGCGGCCTTGTTGGCTGTGGTTTTATGGCTGGGGTGAATATGAAGCGATTGTTGGTTTTGTTGGCCTTCGGGCCGCTGTTCGGGTCCCCGGTCCGGGCGGAGTTTTATACGGGAAACGAGCTTTTGCAGCGGATGCAGTC